CGTGCAAGATCTTCTAAGTTAAGACCAGGTCCGCCAGCCCCTGACCCCATCCCGGCTCTACCATATGGTTTTAGGGGCGGTGCGCTTTGAGGGCCTCTGTATGGATTTCCTGCTGGCCTGAAGCCGCGTAAATCTGTAGTCATTTAACTGAAATATAATCTTCGTGTCCTTGGATTAAATCTTTGCGTAGAAGGAATGGCGTCTGTTACACGCGCAAACCTACGAGTAAAGTCCATAGGCTTCAACCCCCCTACAAACTCAGAGTATAGTAAATCTGGATTTTCATTAGAAAGGGCACGCCTACCTAACTCTGTTTGAAAGTCAGCTAGAGTTTGCTGGAAAACATCTTCAATGCTTCGCTGGTTCGCTCGGGTGTTTCCAGCGCCTGCAAGCCAAGGTTGGGCAGCTCCAAGAAAAGCTGTTTTTGGTTGATCTTCTAAAAACCTAAGCCAAGGATTAACACTTGGGTCTAACTCAAAAGCCATATTTAATCCTTAGAATTTGTCTAAGCCGTAGTGCCCTCGAACAAAGTTTAGAAAGTTGCCCGCTTCAGTATCGGTAATCGCACCCGACCCAAATGATTGAGGGTTCAGACCAACATATCGGGTATACAAATCGTTTATATCACTGGCATAAACTGGCCCTGAAAAGTAAGGAGAAAGTCCTGCGCCTGTAAGAGCAGAGGTTACTAGGCTGGCTATATCGCCTGACTCAAGCTCAGAGGATGTCAAAGGGTTAACAAACTTTCTTGCAGCAGTATCTCCTGTTCCAACATCTGACCCTAAGCCACCTAAATAGCCAAGACTGCCTAATGCTTGCAGTCCCAGCTGTCCCAGCCCAGTCATTCCTTTGCGGAAATCTCCCTTATACCCTTCACGGCCTAAATTCGTCATCCCAGACAATCTTTGACCAAAAGTTGTAGGCGTAAACGCCAATGTATCTTCAGCGTTTAATCCTCCCTGACCCATCATGCCTCTGTAAAAGTCGGCAAAGTTTTGTGCAGCCGCAACCCCTGGCGCAGAACCAGCCATGTTTCTAATAAACCGGAACCCTGCTCCCGGGCTGTCCCAGTCATATCCTGACCCAGGCGAAAAACCAAGACCATGTAAAAATCCTGCCACTGGATTTGCCCAAGCTGGATCTGTATCAGGTTTATAGCCAGAGCCAATGCCAGCAAAATCAGTAAGGGAAATCCCGTCTGTATTTCCTACATTTTCATTTGTAGATCCAAAGTCCCCGCCGGGGCCTCCATCTCCTGCTGCTCCTGGGGCTCCAAGGTTGGCTGGCATATTAACCGGAGCAGACATAAATGAGGGGTCTTGGGCTATATTATTTGCAAATGAGTCGAAGGTTAGCTCCGCGTTATTCCCCATGTCTATTAGACGTGCAAAATCATTGTCCGTATTAAGCGTTCCGACTGCACGACCATTGCCATTAGCATCTACTGCAAAAATTCCTGCGCCTACTCTAGAACCCCCAAGAGGCATCGGGTTGTTGGTAGCTGCTTCCCTGATGCCACTGTAGTTTTGAAAGGTTGCCGCAGCGTATGCTTCTGCAGCTTCCATGCTAGGCGCTCTAACATAGGTGATACCACTGGCCGACTCAACTTCATATAATTTCATAAAAGCTATCCTTCACTTAAGCCGATAGCATTAAGCACGGCTTCGATTGATGGACCGCCTGCTTCCCCAGGAGCCGCCTGCTGCGGCACTCCAGAAGATCCTGTAAATTGAGCTTGAGGTATCGCCCCTGCTTGAACACCAAGACTAGCAGGTTGCGCAGGTTGTCCGCCACCCATTTGTGGAGGCAAACTAGCCTGAAGTTGCGCTGCTTGGAACTGTGCTGCTTGCATTTGCTCAGTCATTCTCTCTTGTTCAACTGTCTTCATCAGTAAGTCGATATATATCATCGCCTTATTGTCTTCGCCAGATTTTAACAGAGCTGTAATCATATTCATTAGCTGCACCTTAGGGTCCCCTAAGTTTGCTTTTTGTGCGCTAATAGCTGTTTTAAATTGTTCTGTGTCTGAAACTTCCAGGACGTTTTCCCAAATCCAGTCATCAGGGGCTAGAGGGTTCTCCCCTTCTCTTAGCATTTGGGCTGTGGCTATTCTCTGAGGATCTTCTAATCCTGAGTTTGGCTTAAACTCAACCTCTACTCTCCCGCCATCTTCAACTTGCTCAGGGTCAATCTCTTCATCAAACTGGTCGGTAAGGTCATTTAATCGCCCTGATAGTTTGAGTTTCCCAAACTTATTTGAAATATATTGCATTGCAAGTAGTTCACCGATCTGGGTAAATGCACTACTTAAAGCTTTTAGCCTAGGCTCAAGTTGGTGGGCAGATCCTTCGCGAACTACGTTCGCTGCATATCCAGAAATCGCAAAAGGCAACTCACCCATATGGACGTTAGATAGTCCGCCTCTTTGTATCTCCCCAGAAACTAAAGCCTGAAACGCCGGAGTATCTGTCGGCATTTTTATTTCAGGCATTGGTTTGATTTGGGTGCCTGCAGGAAGTGGAACCTCTGTGCCGTCTTGCCATGGATCTGTGTCCAAAGTTTGAGTTCCATCTGGAGACTCGATTACATAAGGCTGTCTTACACCTCTTCGGACAAGTGTCTTAGTGGCACTCATAACAAAGTTGTATTCTTCAAATAGATTCCGGTTAGCTGAAAAGACTGACTCTCCGTAATCGCTAGTCTTATCTGCGTCTCCGTATACACCTTGAATCCAAGGAGTAATCCCTACAGGGCCAACAAACACAGGCGCTACGCCTTCGCCTTCAGTGTTTGTCACCCCGTGAGGAAGAGGCTTTTTACCCCATCGTGGGGCTTGCCCGTCAATTACAATCGCATGTTGTTCGCGATCATAGTAATCCCAAACAGCTACACCAAACTCATCGTCGTATTCGGAGTTAGTTGGTTCAGGAACGTCGACGTTGTATAGCTGTTTAATTGTCTGTGATGATCTTAGTGTCCGATAAGCAAGCCAGATAATTCCGTCATCGTCTTGCTCGAAGACTACTCGTAAAGGATCAAACGGGGTAATGTCTACATAGGTTTTGTCTTTTCGTTTATTTAAGACAGCACGCCCTGCAAACCAACCTCTGAGAACTATATGCGCTGCTAGTTGGTTTTTAGACGGCAACATTCCCCTTGCGATTAAACGAGAGTCCGCCATGTTCATAGCGCCTACGATATATTTTTCTTTGGAGTCACCAGAGTCTCTGGTATCAAGGCGTTGCCCGAAGGGGGTGGTTACGATCATTCGCGAATCATTCATCCAGCTAATGATCTTATCGGCGGTGACTTTAGGGGCGTTAGATGTATAAGACTGATATCCGTCACCGGCGTCATAGGGTTCAAGAGTGTAGAGGCGATAATCCTCTTCCATGCGAGTCCTACGGTTTGTAAAGCCGTTCGAGTCCCACATATCCTGCATTTTTCGAAGCAGGTCGTCTATTTTTGCCATCTATGCCCACCGTTTTACTTTAATTCGCTTGGACCCCAGGGCGGTTTTTGTGACACCGTAATTAGATACTAACCCATACGTTATAGCTTTTATACCATGGTTAAAAGCATCTCTAGGTACTTTGCCTACTACGTTGCCTTCTCTATCTGTCTTCCAAGAATATACATGAACCTGTTCATCAAACGGGTTAACCGTGCCACCCATTTCACTAAGAACCCCTTTACATCTTTCAGAAAAAACCATCTTAGGTTCATTAGTAATCGGGTCTATTTTTAAGAATGAGTTATACCGCTCAATACCGTCAAGGATACCTACACGATTTTGGTCGGTTGCCATATATAGCCCACCATAATTTAACCAGACATCTATCGGTCTAACTTCACTCAGGTTTTTCGCGGCAACGTCAATTACTCCATGCTTTACATCTTTCCACCAAAAGTTACTGCGGCACCTGTCGATAACATCTTCTGTTGTAATAGCCCCGGAACTATTAGCCCTCATAAACACTTCATCAAAGACCCTCACCTGTCCGTCAATGATTTGGACTGCCTCAACAGCATAAGCTGATTGAGTAACCTGTGAATAACCTGGGTCAACCCACAAGTGTACAGGTTCTCCTGCAACATATGCTAATCCGGGATCTACGTGCACTCCTGTTTTAAATGTCGGGTGGACAAGGCCTTTGGGTGGAGCGGGAACACCAGCGATTCGTTCGTTAAACCAATTCTCAGAGTGAACACGCTCAAGCGCTAAGATCTCGTCATCGTCTCTACCTCCGGGGTAAACACGTTGATTGGTCCATGAGGGAAGTGAGAAGCTGCGGCTATCGAGTTCATTGGGGTAAGACTGCCACTGTTCCCACTGGGAAGGGTACCACCCAAGAGACATCTCGAATGTCCCTTCCATGAAGAGCCATCCACGTTTTTCTGCGATACGACCTCGAAGTCTAAGGTAGCTATCGTGGTCAAGCTGGCTGGCTTCACACGCAACAATGCCACGAGGAGCTTCCATAGCGAGGGTTCGGTAGTCGTTAGCTGATTTTGTTTTGATTTCAAACGTATCGTTAGGACTGGCTGCGGAGCCGCAGTTGACGACCATAACGCCAGGGTCGATCCTTTTGGATGAGCTGACAACGAGACCAAGCTGGCTGAGCATGTTAAGCAAATAGTTCCATTCAGCGCGGGTTCGCTCGTAATCTCTTGCGACGAGCCAGACAACATCTCCACGACGGTACTCGTCAAGGTGACTGATGACTTTGAGTGCTCCAAGGAAGCTCTTACCTGCACGCTCACCACCCGCAACAAGTTGGACACGTGCCGGATGAGCCAGGATTTCATCTTGTTCATGCCATGTATGTACTGGTAAACCTTCAAAATCCTTTATTGCGCCTAATAAGTTCTTACGGTCTTCGGTTAGTAGCATGTTTATTGCACTTCAACGCTAACTTCGGCGTAAAAACCAGCTCCTCGCTGATATTTACCGTGATCTGGGTCGTCTTCAATGCCTCCACCATAGTAGTACACCTTTATTTCTACGTCATCCCAGGTTAGATCTAAGTCTAAGCGTATCAGACTGGACTCAATATGCTTTTGGATGTTAGCAATCGCCTCATCAGGCCACTCAAGGTCTTCATCAAAATATAATCTGGCGGTTTTTCTCAAGATTCCCCCTTTCCTCTTGGATCTCCTATCCCCCTAGTAGCTTAGCATGGACAGTAGCAGGGCTTAAACCCTGCGGATGTCCTGCTAACAGTACCTAAGTACCTAAGTACCCTATCCCCCCTATAGTCCCCCCAATCAGACAAATGTCTTATAGTACTCAGACACATGTCTTACTAAAGGTTTAGACGAAGTGACTGTCAGGACAAGCTGACAGCACTTCTCAATCATCAGGTTTTTTGTTTTGTAGCCAGGCTAGTCTACTACAGGGGGCCAAATGACGAATTAAATATAGGAGGGTCCCCTCCAGACGACACTGACGAATATTCCCAAGGCTAACCCCCACCCACAACAACATCTACCTGCGCCTCAATGACTTCCGTCCTTGCTGCTCGCTAGCTGCTGTCTCCACCACCGCCTACACCACCACCACACCGCCACACCGCCATCACTGGATCTGTAGTCTGCGACTGATTGCAAGGGCTTCCGTGTCATGCCTTACGGCATGTTATTGCATGCTGTCCTAGTCTTCGACTAGTGCTTTGGTTGTTGAGCCTCAGCCGTGCGCGTCGTGACGACGTTAGTCGTCGTCTGTGTACGAGGCTTCCTCCAGCATCGGCTGCTCAGCTTGCTGAGCAACTGACCTAGTTCGTAGCTGATCTAGTAGTGCCACAGCCAATTCGGTAGCTTGTCCCGCTGAGTCCGTGCGCCATGCTTCCCGCATCGGACCGTGCTCAAGCCACCATGCTTTGGCTCTCCAGTCAGGGTTACTGCGTAGTTCCGAAACTGTCTCCTCCTCTGCTTTAGCAGAGACTGCTTCGATTTCAGCAAATAGCCTAGCGTATGGCTCAATCCCTGAGTCAGCTTTTCGCTTCCACGCCGAAACCGTGCTACGTGCAACACCAGCAGCTTTTGCTGCCGTGCCTACATAGTTACCGTTTCGTACGGAAGCGACGATGGCTCTATGAATCTTCGCTGTCAACTTCGTTGGAGCACCGCCATGCTTGGTGCTGTTCAAATCGCTTTGTCCTCGCCGTAGATTGCTCATCAGTACCCGCCAGAATAGTATTCTCATGTGCTGATTGTGCACTAAGTAGGTGCGCATTATGCACTCCACTTCATGTGCGCACAGGTTATAGCACCGCTGTCAAATATAGCAGATTTTTGGCATATTTTTTGACCGTTATGGTTAGCCTCAGCCTCGCGTGCGCGCTATTTGTCCCGCCCGGGATCGTGCCCGCCTAGGACAATCTTCGATTGGCACGCTACGTTGGGTGCGTCGCATAGCAAATCAGTCTCCAAATATGTCATAGTTGAAAAAGTGATTCGGCACAGGGTCGGATCCAAATCGCAGGAAAGGCGATCACAACATGACAGGCACGGCACAGGTAGCTCAGGTAGCTACGAGCACAATGGAAGAGTTTTTGGCTTCCATCACGGACGGCGAGAAGTTCGCATGTCCTACACATCAGGGACGACGAAAAGGCACCTTTGGTGTCAACGGCGCAAAGCGTCACATCACATGGTGCACAGCTATGCAGACGGCATATGCAGTTGCATCACCTACGGCACCTAAGGCGAAGGCTAAGGCAAAGCCTTCCGTAATCGAAGATTCGGCAATTCGAGGCTGGGCATCGAAGCCTCGCACCGTACGCCGTGACGCACGGCAGGCTGAAGAGCCTGTGGCTCAGCAGGACAACAAGGTGCGTTCTGCAAGCCGTGTGCGAGTAACGAGCGGGTACGTAGACCCGGCTACGGTGACCCACGTCGATAAAAACGGCAACCCCCTAAAGGGGCAAGCCTTGAAAAACCGTTTGGCAAAAATCGAACGTGACGCTAAGGCGCCTACACCTACGGCACCTGCACCTACGTCGGAGGTGCACTCACTTGCGGACATATCCCAACGTGTCGCAAAGCTGGAAGTTGAGGTTGCCAACTTCCAACCTGTAGTGCAGGCACTACAAACCTACGTAGCCGCACATGAGGACATGATCGAAGACTCTGCATCGTAGGCAGGTACAGGGTGGGTGTGGAGACACACCCGCCTATGTACGGAGCGTCAAGTCGAGTGATTTGGCTCTCCGTACATGGGTACGCAGTGTACGCCATGAGCACATATGGAAAGGTATGAAAATGGAATTGAAAGCGAAGGGTACGTGGGTCGCGGACGATGACGACGTAATTATGCTCGTAGATATGCAGGTCGTGTACGGTGCTGAATTTGCAACCCGCCAAAGTTTGGTGCCGTGGACTGAAGCCGTACGTAAGGCTACGTATGACAAGTACGGACATTCTCCGTCAGTGGAACTGCTTCGTGACATGTGGCAACACATAGTGGACGAAATTTATCATGGTCGAATTACCGTACAACGCAGGGTGGTGTATACCACCCCGCAGTGTGGGTAGGACGCTCAGGCGTCCTGCTCATGTGTAGCAATCTGAGCAATAGTTCAGCTTGCTACACATGGGTACACATGTACACATGACACGGCATAGGAAAGGATAGTATTGACTATGGTCACGTTCTACGTGATAGACGAGGCAGGTAAGGATCGCTATATGGGTAGTGATATCGTAGCCGCCTACGAGCAATGGCATCAGCTTGCCATTAGGTTAGAAGCTGACATGACGGACGCGGACGGCGTACCCATTACGGACATGGATTGCGGAGGTGGCTCCCAGATGTACTGGAAGCATGACGACGGCGAGTACGTAAGTATGTACGACTCGGCATGTGGGCGTAAGTGGTGCTGGGACTGCAACGAATTTGACCCTACTTCAAACGACGTACCTGAGTACGACGTAGCGTAAGTTGGGAAGCTGAGGTTAGCCACCCCGCTTTTATCCTACCCTGAATGAAATGAAGGGTAGGAAAAAGCGGAGGGGGCATAAAGTTGAAATTTTGGAAAGGTTTGACATGAAGACGCAGGTATACACGAAGGCACAAGTTCTATCGGCACCGGTTGATAGCGACATTGCGCTACTTGAGCCAGGGTACGCAGGTGACGTAACCCCTGAGCAAGCAAATTGGATTCGCCGTCACCTAAAGCGTAGCTTGACGCTCGCTAAGTGGTGGGGCTTTAGCAAGAAGCCACGCAGGGCTACCCATGCAATTATGCGTGTGGCTATGCAGGGTGATCCGGACGACGTAAGTGTGAACCAACAATTAGTGAAAGGTGGCTAAGCCATGCGGATATATAGGTACACGGTGAGCGGAAAGTATCCGTTCCCTGCGGACATGCTCAGGTACGACCAAGCATTTCCCACTTATAGCGCCGAAGCTATGATGCCCTCCCCTGAGGGTATGTACGACGGTAAGGGCATGACAGTGGAATTAGCAGGGCTAAGACCCCCTACTGCGATGCGCTGGGCGTCGTTCGGCTGGGCAGTAGACGAAGACAGCATTACATCAGAGAAAGCAGGCTAAGGTACGTATGTCAAGTGTTCAGGATAAAGCGATAGTCGATCAGATTGTCGCTAACGATGGCGTGTATGAGGTAGGCGGGGAAGCTGACCCACCCGTTGAGGTCATACTGGCGTA